ACTGTGTATTGATTAGAATAACTAACTTCAACTTCTGTGCCTTGGGCTTCAAAGTCTAGTTGAGTTACTCTGTCTTCTCTTGGAAGATCATCAAAGATAAAGTCTCTGGTGATGATTCTAGTGGAGATTTCTGTTCCACTATTCCAAGTTCCAGAAGCGTCAATATAACCTCCATCAGTTCCAATAGTTCCATCAATGTAGTTTACTTCACCACTTTCCTGTCCCATAACAAGAGATACCCTAGTACCCTCATTATAACCTCCTTCCAATCTCCAGTTCTGTTCATCTATTGTTCCTACTAACTCATCAATAGTAGGTGAACTTTGAATGTGAAGAGTTCCTGCACAAGTAAATGCTTCAGAGAACTCAAAGAAGTACCAGATGTCCTTAAGTATAGAATAGACATATGCCCTAGTAGGGTAAGTCTCTCCAGAACCTACGACAAATAACCAATACTCTTTCCACCTAGGATAGAAAACACCAAAGCAGTTATTAATCTTATCTGCATTTAGAGTTTCAAAGATACTCTCTCTGACTCTATGTTGTGTCTCTGTCTGTCCTACATTCTGTGAGATAGACCACATACGGCTACCGTTCCACATTTGCACATCAGACTTACCTAAGATATAGTGTTTGTTGTCATAGTTCTGTACAGTTCTTCCAGCAAAGATACCTTCTTTCCATACAGTGTTAAAGACAAAAGTACCAGCTCCTCCTATGTAAGAACACTTAATAACAGAGTCTGTCTTATATACAGTTAGATAGAAACCAAGAAGTTCCCAAGCAACTATAGGAGAGTTGTCATGTTCTATGAGATCAGCATAATCTGACTCATTAATAAGGTCAAACTCACCTACGTTACTCCACCTTACCCTGTAAGTAAAATATGTACTATCTTCATAAGTACTTCCAAACAAGACCCTACTATGAAATGCTTTAACATATCTTGGCTTATAATCTACTGTTATTTTGTATGTATAAGCAACAAAGAGAGACATCCCATCATATGTATCATCAAGAAACTCAAGACTCCAACTAGTACCGTCTTTCTTTACCCAAGAGTTAGCTCCTGCCTGTATCTTAGTATCATCTGCTGGTACAAGTTTAAACTTACCACTCTCATCTATCGAGGAGGAGGAAGCCAGTGTACCAAGCTCTGATGTATAGATAGAGAAACTTCCTTCTACTATCTCAACAAAACCAGACAGACCAGAAGCTACAAGAGCTGAACTAGATGTTACAGTACTTGCAGTAGCCGGACCATTTACTCCAGTATCTTCATCACCAAGAGATACATTACGTTTAAGTTGTAGTGTATCAAAGTAATCATTGGTTGTATCTAAGTAGAGAAGTGTTCTACTAGAACCATCACTCTCTGCTTCACTGAACAACGGAGGATTACTTCCAGCTGCTATAACAGTCTCACCTTCTGTATCATCTGTGTATCTTGCAGTACTCCAAAACTCTACATCATTAGGGAGTTTAACCAGACCACAGACATAGTCTACATGAAGATCAAATGCAGTTGCTACAGTCTCCCCTCCATTAGAGAGTATCTCCCAAGACTGAATAGAAGAGAAGTTAGCAGGAGTCCCCATCTCTAGGGCAAGTTCCTTAAAATCCCCTGCAGTAACACTCAGAGTGCCTGACAGCTCTTCAATCAATGTAGTACGGGCATCATCACTATAGAACTTAACAGTGACATCAATAGCCTCTGTGTGTTCGTTCATGTAGAAGAGGGTGATATGAGTGTAGTCACTCGCATCCCAGTCCATAGCTCCACTACCAGCTTTACCTAAGAGAACCTCATCATCTGCTATATCAGAAGTAACATTAACAGCAATAGAGTTAGTTCCTTGATACTTCTCAGTACTTATAGCTGGAGTATAGTTATCGCTTACCCAGTTAGTAGCAACTTCACATGTATCAAAGTTCAAGAACTTACTCGCATACTTCCACAATGTGTCGGTAGGAGTAAACTCATAGACAGTGTCCTTAGTGAAGGCAAAGACTTTCTCTTCACCCTCTGGAGTCTTATGATTATGTATATGAAGTATAGGGTCATTGCCTGGGATATTTCTTCCTAGTCTCTGACTACCCTCTCTTCTATTTATTTCATGTCCCAGTATCCTCATATTGAGAATATCTGCACACTCCTCCTGATGGAGGGCGAGTCCATTTGCATCTGGATTCCACCCTCTTATAGGATAGTATGCTATGTCGGGGACTGGGGGTTTTAATTTAGACATACTAAACCCTCACTGCTAAATATCCTGAGAAGAATGTTTTAGTTTCTCCTGCTATAGTGTCTTTACTAGCTCCTGTATCCTGATGTACAGCCAACTGAACCCAATCAGAGGCTCCCAGATACACTAGATCAGAAACCACGGCTCTTTGTGTTGCTGTACTTGCATTTTGATACTCAGTTCCATGCGAATATACAGCCCCATTTTTCAATATTGTTGCGTAACTGGAACCTCCACTACCTATCCCAGTAAGACTCACACAACCTTGTAACATATAGTAACCCTCTACTCCAGGAGTATACCTGTAATTAGAAACGTTAAACTTAGACTGAGGGTCATAAGACTCAGAAGTTAGGTATATTTCTCTTGTAGTATTGTCAGGAATACTCTGTGCAGAATTCCTGTATGCCCTGAAAGGGAGAGACTGAGCTTCTCGAGGAATTCCTCCTACACTTATATTAGTCCAGTTAGTTCCATCAAAGATTTTAAGTTTCTCTAAGTCAGTATCCCAAGCAAGAGCACCTTTCTTCATTCCAGTAAGAGCATTAATCTGTGCAGTAGTTCCTACAAAGACTGCACTAACATTACCTGGAATGTGTCTACCTTGAGCAGTTACTGAATCTTTATCACTAGCTCCATCCTCCAGACTATAGTGTTCAAGTTTAAGTCTCTCATCTATAGACAGTTTATCATTCTGTATAACTGTGTCAAGAGTATTAGCTAACGCACTCCCAGGAGGAGTACTAGTATCAAATGTATATGTAAAACCTGCCATTACCAACCTCGTTTACTAAATGGATTAAGTGCAGGGTCAGCTCCAGTGAAACCTCCTATGTGTAGGTCTCTTGAAGTAGCATCCTGAACCATATCTGGTTTATTCTCAAGTATCGCTTTAGTGTCCTTAAGTGTCTGTCTATATATGTTGAACCAACTAGCAGCATCTCTAGTCTGCTGAAGTTTAGCATAAAGATCATATGTAGAATATGCTTCCAGTACATCTTCCCAATAATCATTAAGAGGATTAAGTTGAGATAATGTTATAGCTGGGGGCCATAAGTTTGTCTTTAGGTAAAGTGTATAGTCCTCTTCTGGATAAGGGTAGAGGTATACATCTTCATTCCAAATAACATAAGCATATGGTCTTCCAGTTCTGTTTGGATCTTTATAAGGTTCTATACTATCTAATGTGTTTATAAAAATTCGCTGTAAAAGTGTTCCTGTTGTCTCTCCATCTTCAAGCAATACTGCTGTGTTGATATTTTTTATAGTGGTTGAGAGACTGTTTATAGTACCACTAGGTAGATCATAAGAGTTGCTTGCAGAAGAAACATCTATTGTAAGTTCCTGCCTAAGCTCATCTGGATTAAACTTCTTAGCTATCTGTCTGATAGACTTATTAAGAGAAGCCATACAAGCATCATCTACACCTCTTGAGCCTATCTGACCTGTAGCTCTGTTACCAAGATGATCTTTTATATTATCTACTATTTGCTGTCCTGTACTTGTTCCCATAGTTACACTCCATAAAAAGGCGCAGAAGCAGACAAAACCACAGCGAGTCCACCGCAGGCTTCGCCTGCCCCCACGCCCCAAAACAAGGCCGAAGCCTCTAATTAGATACCTGAATCCAATCGTTAGTTGTAGTACCTTTGGATACATAGACAAGGTTAGAGACTGTCCCTATGAGGGTGTCTCCAACAAATCTAGGAGTCCAGTCAGTACTGTCAGCTAGTGTGTTGGTATCTGTCTGAGCAGTAAAGTATCCCGTGAGGGTAGTACTGTCTGCCTCAATCAATGTGTTGTTAGCGTTAACAACTTCTTTGATCTTAGATATACTTCCCTCATTCGGAATATCCGTAAGAGTGAGAGCATTACCTACGATCACTATACCTACAACCAAGAGGAAGGCACATGCACCAGTCCAAAAACTTTTCATAATTATCTCCTAAAGAGGGAGAGGAGGAGTATTAGTCCCCCTCTCCGTATTAACTACTCAAGTCTAAGATCTACGCAAGCGTATCCATTAGCTGTAGTTGCCAGACCAGTACCTACGATCCTGTCGTAACCACCAGAGCCTGACTCTGCTGAATCAGCTACAGCACCAGAAGCAGCTGAGGCAATCTCAACTCCAACAGTTGCTGAACCAAGTACACAGGCTGGACCTGCTGTCTGTACCCAGAAGAATGCTTCTACAGTAGAACTACCACCAGTTGTAGGAACAAGACAAGCACCGATAGGTGAGAGTGCAACAGCACCTTCATCTACAGACCTGTACTTGTTACCAACGAGACAGCAGTCTGTGTCTGTAGTAACAGCAACCTTTACTGGTTCACCAAGATCAATAGTAGTGCTTCCACCATTTGTTGCGACAGCAGAGTTACCACTGATAGGATAGCTATACCCTTCACCAGCATCATCTGTTATCATGATGTAACCACCAGCAAGTTTGTCTTTAGTGATAGTACCAGCATCAGCACCATAGACCTGAACATCTGTCAGATCAAGTACCAACTGTGTGGAACCAGCAGCAGCCGCAGTAAGCTTACCAGCAAACTCAGTAGCCAGAGCAGTCTTAACTGCAACCATCTCCCCTGCAACAAATACTTCGTTAGCGGAACAGAGACGGAAACAACGACCATCCTGAGTCTTGATTTTGCTACCAACTTTCGGAACCCTACCCTCTTTGAACTTACGATCCGTCTCCAGTACAACTGCATCCAGAGGAAGTCCAGAAGAAGGGTCAATCATTTTGTGATATGATGTATCCATAATATGTTATCTCCTTCTTTATGAGGTTACAGGTGACCAGTCAAACAGTACGCCATTCTTAGGAGCATGCTCCAGAACGAGGTTACCACGACAGACAATCTGTGCAGTCCTGTCCAACTTACTACCTTTAACGTTTTTCCAAGGTGTCATCTCGAACCAAGCCATTGGGTCGTAGTAGAACTCCATAGTATCTGTATTGAGGAAGTACATCTTATCATCTGGCATAGCCGGATCGTAGAACATCTCAACACCATTGAAGGTAACATTACCTACACCAAGATCAGCTCTAGGCGTAGAGTTAAACTCCAAGATACCCATAGAACGAGCAATACGTTTGTAGTCCTGGTAGAGTTTACGAGATGTCAGGATGAGGTCAACATTAGACCTACCACCACCTTTGTACTCACCACAGATGTTAAACATACGCTCCATCTCGTCAACCAGAGAAGTAGTAGTCGTCAGGCCAGAACAATCTCTAGTCTGGTTCTGAAGATGTGTACTACCACTACGGTTAAGTCCACCAAGAGTACCCGTAGTTGGGTCTTCAGCAATGAGACTTTCAATCGCATTGATAGACCTTGGGTCACCATTCTGGATGATAAGATCAGTGTTGAACTTATCAATCAGAGTCTTCTTAGTGTTCTCTACTTTGCGCTCAGCATAGTCCTGCAACTTAGCTTTGCCACGGTTCTTGATGTCATCATCCCAATAACGTACAATACCAGCACCGAGATTACGGCAGTAGTAGACGAGGTGAGTCATAAACTCTTTCTCGGCAGTACCGAACTCATCACCACGATCAAAGTACTGTACATTCTGATCGTTCTTAGCATACTCAAAAGGAATCTCATAGTGTTCGCCATCTGGCACTTTACTACGAATCTTACCTTTCTCTACGAGCATGTCGAACAGAGGTGTTACTTTGAAGATTGTATCGACCAGATCATCCTTGATATCATACCAAGTAGATGCGATCAAGTTATCAATCGTTCTTGTATACGTCTGTATATTCATTTATAATTTACTCCATTTCTTCGAACATTTTCTTAGCTTCTGGGTCTTCTGACAGAATCCTATCCAAGTTCTTCTTTGCCACATCCCTTATAGTCTTTGGCTTTTTCTCTTTGATAGTTTCTGTCTCAGTACCATCAGCTCCATCGCTTTCTGATAGTGTTGTTACTTTCGCTTCTTCTTCTTTAGCTTCTTTACCTGTAGCTTTATCTGCCCCGAGAACAAGACTAACAGCATCTGCATAAGCGGACTCGATGTCTGCTCCACCTCGATAGAGCAACTCCATCTTCTTCCACACATCAGGGTTAGTGGCGTGCTCCTGCTTAGCTAAGAAAGAATCTATCTTATCTTTCTCAGACTTGGTTGCTGTTGCCTGTTGCTTCTCTTCTATTTCTGTCTTTGTCTCAGCAAGCTTAGCTTCATGATAAGCATTAAGCTCCTGAGTGTACTTATTAAAAGCCCTTACTGCATCAGCAGTAGAAGCATCTTCATCCAACTCAACAGGGTCAGGCTTCTTTATCTCCTTCCTCTGTTTCTTCGTCGTCGGGTTCGGCTGACTCTGACTCATCTTCTGAGCTTCCATCAGTATCATCTGCTGCATCACTGGATTCTTCAGAATCTCCTGAGCTTCCGACATTGTCAGTTCCTTCTTCTGTTCCTTCTTCGCTTTCTCTGTCATCTTCCTGCTCTCCTTTTTCGCTTATATCTTCTTCTGTTTCTTCTGTTTCTTTCATAAGTCCTGCAAGAAACTCTCTTGCTTCCTCATAGGACTCTTCGTCTATGCCCTGCTCCTCATGTTTCCTGATGATTCGCTCAGCTTCAATCTTCTTATTCTCTAAGACAACCTGCTCTTTCTTCTTAGCAACTCTTTCTGCTTCCTGAGCTTCGGCTTCTTCTCTTAGTTTCTTACGCTCTTCATTAGCTGAGGCAACATCAATGTCTCTCTGTTCCCTTTGAGCTTTTATTTGAGCCTTCCGCATCTTTTCCATCTTAATCTCTTCATCACGTCTAGGAAGAGTGTACTTCAAGTCATACTGAGTCCTAATGTGATACATAAGATAGTTAACATTACCAGGATCAACTATACCTTCAAACTCTATGTTAGGTTCTCCTCTATCCATAAAGTTAATAGTCATCCTTCCTACTCTATCAGACATTACTGTCCCTCCTGTTGGGAAGCTGCTGGAAGTCTCCCTATTAAGTTATTCACACCACCTAAGTTCTGTTGTAGTTGTCCAGCAAGTTGTTCTGGATTCTGCTGTGCCTGTTGCTGTCCCTGCTGGAACTGACCCAAGCTTTCCGGCTGTGACTGTTGCATATGTGGCAACACTCCCATAAGGTCTACCCAGTCAAACTGTGACAAGAAGCTCTGTATAACAGGAAGTAGATTTATCTGCCCCTGCATAGCACCTGCCAGTTTAGCTACAGTACCCAACACTTCCACCATCTCTTGTTTTCGTCTCTCCCTACTAGTAGGAGCTAGAGACTCTACATTAACTTTAGTGACCAGCTGTGCACTTAAATCTTTAAACTCTGCTGGAGTAGCTTGTACCCAATGTACTGCACCCTCAACACCGACAACTTTAGCAACATGAGGAGCCTGCCACTCTCTCATAATAAGCTGATTGATTCTTCCAAAGACATTACCAACTGCCTTAGCAATCTTAGCTCTTCTTGCACCAAGTCTTAAGAAGCTCTGCTCTTCAACTATTCCAGTCTCTTTAGCAGTCCTTCTACCGGGAGCAAATGTACCGAGCTGATTTGGTCCATGACCCACTATCAACTGAGCATCATTAAGTCTCTGCTTATCATACTCAAAGAGTTCCATCTGTACATGAGGCTGAACCAAGTGAAGTACTTCCTGTATGCTCTTATCTGGAGGTACATCTACTGGCACCATACCCATAGCATCAGATGTTAAGAACTTCCTAATATCATCTTCTTCAAATATCTCAGAATCATAGAAGCCTTTAACAAGAGCCTCCCTACGCTGGAGCCTACCGTCTCTGCGAGACTCGTCTCCCTCCACATGCTGAGACTCTATATAAGCCACATCAGGTGTACCCCAAGCAGACCTAAGACCTTTGTTGAAACTCACAAGCTCTGCTGGAAGTCCATCCACCTGTAGTGGGTCTTCCCTCATAGAGAGAATCCACTTACCTGTAGTAGATAACCAACCCCACTTGCCTGACTCTGCGTCATGAATAACCCAAACACCAGTATGTCCTTCCTGATCTCTAAGATAATCATTACCATCTTGATGAGCTATCTCTTCAGGGATATGAGTTACTTCTACGTTCTTAACTCCTTTGATCTTCTTGAGTCTGTGACTTGGGATAAAGAAGAACCTAGCATACCAAGGACACTTTCTCATAGTCTTAGTTCCCTTGGCAAGAACAAAGTTCTCTGCATCTACAGCTTCTATCCAAGGCTGGTTGTACTTCCTAGACCTATCAATTCCGGGTTTCTTAGGGAATGTCATAGTCTCCAAAAGCTTAACTTCCTCTGTAGGAAAGTCATAACCAAACTCTAAGAGAGCTGTGTTCTGTAAGAAACAACTAAGAACTATGTGATCTAGAGACTCAGTCAACTCCATCTCATCTACAAGCCAGTTATCTATACCATCAAAGTACTGTGCCCAGATCTGAAACTCTGGACGTCTAGCAGTATTGAGTATGCCTGGGTTCTGAAACACAAGACTAGGCATAAGAACTGAACCCATCATATAGATAAGGTTAAAGTGAGGGTCAAGAGTATTCTCATACTGATGTTCATAGTACTTCTTGAACCTACTCCAGTCATTCTCTCTAGAGGTTTTCTTCCTCCAGTCTTTAGCCTTCTTGAGTTCTGTCTCCCAATAGTCAGCTTTCTCTATTTTAGGTTTATGTATTTTGTCAACCATAACTATCCTACCGTAAACAGTTTAACTAGTTTAGCAAGTAACCCTAACTTGATCTCTCCATGATCATCTAAATGCTTGTCTAGCTTTTCATTAACTTCGTTTATTCTGTGAGTATTACTCTTTCCTCTTGGACAACCTCCAGAGAGAACACTCTCTTTGAATTCCCCAAGATCATCTCTCACTCCCCTAACCTCTCTCTTTGTATCTTTTATCTCTGATAAAATCAGTTCTTCTACAGATAAGCTACTCATCCAACACTCCTGCCATTTCGGAGAGAATCTCATACAGTTCTTCTACTAGCTCGTCACAAGCCTTAGCTATCTCTGGCAGACCTCCTTCAGTCTCAAAGTCTGCCTTGAAAGCATCTTTATTGATTCTCTCTAATAACTCACTAAGTTGCCTTGCCATGCCACACCTTAAACAGTTCTTCATCTTGTATGAGATCTTGTGGTGTAATAACACTTACCGACTTCTTGAGACATCCAACATCTTTATACTTTGGGTGCTCATCAAGTATGTGTGCTATTATCTCACTACATATCCACTCATCCGGACTGTCACACAAGGCTGATATTATTTCTTCTACTCGCTCTTTTGAAAGTTTGTTTACAAGTCTACCAAGTAGACTGTTGTTTATTGCCTGTGATACTATCAGACTCCCATCATACTTATCTCCAAGATGCTTTACTGCATGAGCAACAAGCTCATCTGCTATCTCAGGAGTAATGCCTTTAAGTCTCCTAAAGTATATCTTTAGTCTTGGGTCTTCAAACATATCATGTATGTTTGCTTCATGTACACCCTTCTTAAGGTGAGCTTGTATAACTGTATTCTCATCCTTTACTATGCCTACATGCTGACACTCAATATCTCCCATCTTGTCCCATCTCTGGAAGTAAGCTATACCTCCATGAAGTAGACTACAGTCAATGTCAGTACCAAAGATGTCCCCTTTAAAATAATTCTCACCATAAACAGGAGTCTGATATATCACATTCATTTCTATTCTCCTAAGTACTTAGAATATATGTCATCTCCAAGTTTAATCCAAAGACTTATAACGCTCAATATCTTAGCTTGTAAAGCTACAGCTTCTTTGGTCTTGTTTTCTGCAAGCAGATCAGCAACCTGAGAGTTAAGTGTATCTAACATAGTATCAAGTTCACCTTCTTGTATTGGTACTGTGAATCCCAGATCAACTACGAGGTTCTTAAACTTAAGTTCTCTTGCTTTCTCTTTCGCAGGTTTTGCATCTTGCTCTGCTCTGGACGCTTCTTTTATTGTTCCAAGTTCTGATATGTTAGTTGCACCTTCAACCCAAGCTTCTACATTACCTGTACTGATCTTACTTTCTTTGTAACCTTTTAGAACAGTTTCACCACAAGTTATCTTCTCTGAGTTCTTACTAAAAGAAGAACCATGGGCAATAATATTTCCTGTTGATGTTTCATAAACTACATACTCTCCTGCATGAAGAGTTGAAGCCAGCATTAGTATAAAAAGAATGTATCTCATTATCTTATTTCTCCTCCTGTAGCAGTAGACTCATTTGCTGTACCCCCGGTTATCTGAGTGCCACTCTTAGCTATAACTCCACCCTCTTCAGCTCTTAATCCATAAGCAGGCTGTGTTCCTGTGTCGTCATTATTCTTACTGAGTACTTGAGACATTACTTCAGACTGAATAGCGTAATTGCCTCCGGTAAAATAGTTATCCTGTAGAGCAACATTGCTACATGTTTGGAACCTGAGAGAAGTACCAGTACCTACACTCTGATTTATGTAGCAGTCATATACCCTGACAGAGAAGTTATCTACAACAAGTGCAAGATTTGCTCCATCCTCTTGCATGTGAATGCTGTCAAGCCATACATCACTACATGTGTTCTGTCTTATGTAGAAAAGACCTGAACTATCCATGTCAAAGATAACATTCTGTGCTGTAGATGGCCCAGCCACTTTATTGACAGCCTCTACCTGAATCTCACCTCCACCATAAAAGCCAGCAATAGTTATTGTCTGATCTATTGTGTACGTTCCATTAGAGAACTGAAACTGAACAGTCGTTCCATAAGGTAGATACTTACCTAGACTATCTATGTCAGCCTGAAACTGAGTGTCAGTGAAAGTGCCTGAGTCATAGCTGAACGTCACGCTCTCTTGAGGACGCATATCAACTGAGTTAACCAGAAGCTCATGGCAAGAGACAGTACCTGTAATAGTTGCATTACCAGCATTAGTAAAGTTACCAGCATTAGTAAAGTTACCATCATTAATAATGTTTGTATCGTTTACAATATTGCCAGTGTTGTTGATAGTAGTAGAACTTACAGTTCCTACATTATTGAGGTCGTTACCACCAGCATCTGCATCTTTCTGCCAGATGTCAGAGGTCTTTTCCCCATCCTGATACTCTTGACCTACAGCTACTGCTACTATCAAGAGTAATGTTGCTAAAATATATTTTCTCATTTAATAACTCCCATTTCTTCCAGCTTCATACCAGAAGAAATCTACATCTAACCAATGTTCTCCTGAAGCTTCCTTTGTTACAACAAATACATAAGTAGTGTTGGTCTTTGCTACTATCTCATAGTTAAGTCCAGGAGCTACTCCAGTATCATTTCTACCAGAACCTACCTTAGAAGCCCAAATAAGTTGATTTGTACTACTGAAAGTAGATCCTGCATGAGCTACCATAATGGCTTCATTAGTACTGTTCCTGTTATTATTTACTCCATTAACAACTGTACCTGTAGTAGCAAATGTAGCTCCTTCCCAAATCTCTATGGTAAACTCAGCCTCAGCAGAGATAAGAGCTTTAGCATGAATAGTAACTCCATTAGTAGGTGTAGTAAAGTCGAACCTAGTCACTGTACCTGCATCACTTACGTCTTGCCAAGTCTTTATGAAGTAAGCGCTTCCTTCATGTAACTCATAATGAACTTGGTCTATCATAACCAACGTACCACTATCAGGATCTACAGTAAGAGCTTTTCCAGAACTACTATAAAGAGCAGTTCTAATAGCCTCTTGTATGCCATCCTTATACTCCACACCAACTGCAACAAGACAGAAAGTAAGAAAGAGTGCAGGAATTAAAAACTTCTTCATGAGAACCTCCTACCTGTGTCCATCTAACACAATAGATAGATCATTAGTAACTCCTGTATCATTATCTATTGTAAGAATGTCTCCAGTATAAAGATAAAAACCTGAGAACTCAAGAGCACCTATAACATGATTAGTTACACTAGAGATTGTAGAACTCTTGATAAGAACCTCTTTACCATTCTTAGGTGTAATACTTATAGTCTGTGTTCCAGATGCAGCACTAACATATTTAGATAAGATACTCATAATACGTTGTGCACCTACAGCATTGTTAGTATAACTGTATGTTGCATTGAGAGAGTCTTTAGACTCTATCCTATTTACTGGTTCCCATGTTGCACATACAACACTAGCCATAAGAATAACAAACAAACATATTCCAAACTTCTTCATTTAATTTCTCCTACTCCTTTTAAACATTTGAACAGCAAGTGCATCATCCACCTTCTGTCCTAATCCTGTAGAGACACTATCAAAACCGTCATACTGATAGTACTCTGACAATACTCCCACATTCTTTCTTCTCTTAGATCCTAGCTGTTCTAGTATAGCTTCTCCACTGTTCTCGCTTCTCCACTTATCCTTTTTCTTTACAGCCTTAGTCCACTTATCACCTTTAGAATACTTCTGATGAAGACTAAAACTATCTATCACATCAACAAGTCTACCATGAGGGAACTGAAGGAGCTGACTCTCAACCTGTTCTGTAAGTCCTTCACAGAAAAAGATTCTTCCTGCTGCAAACTTAGGTTGCATACCTTCTATCCTTATCTCTTTATTAGTACGAGATATAACAGGTATAACATCTACCTTCATCTCTCTCTTAATAAGCTCATCCCTAAAAGCATACTTAAGACTTGCCTGAAAAGCATTAGCTTCCATTATGATAGCTAACATCTCTTCTTCGTTCTCTTGTGCCCAGTCAACAGCTTTACTCACCATCTCAGATGGAGTCATGTGAGAGTGACAGTCTCTTAACCAATACTGGTAAGCTTTGTCTCCTCTCTGTACATGAAGTATCTCAGAGATTGCTGTCTCACAAGCTTCATCTTTCTCTGAGATAGCTGGGTCTATTGCTATAGTCCTAAAGACCTTAGTTGCTGTCTCAGTCTCAATATCCATACTATTACAATACTTAAACCAGTCCTTCTTAAAAACCCTGAGTGTAGAGTCCATAGGACGGTTAAGATAGAGACATGAAAACATATAAGGGCCAACCTGAGTCTTAATCTCATCAAGTTTTTCCTTATTATAAAACATTGTGAAGTAGCACTTACTTTCATCTTTATCCATCGCAGGCATATCAAAGAACTTATAGTTCTCATTCTTTCTGACATAATCTACTATGTCATCATCTGCCCATCTTGTTGTTACGATTACCCTTAGTCGCTTACCCTTTGGTACAAGAAGAGGTGTTGCCTGTTTGTGCCACCCTATCGCCCGTTCAAGTGTCTCTGCACTTGGTATTGTAATATCTAACTTGTTCTCACTCTCATCAGGAGCACAAGTATCATCTTCAAATATACAGTTATAGTGTCGTCCTGTCAGCTTAGTCTTAAGACCTGCTGACTCAAAAGTACCTTCACCCCAAGCAGCAGTACGTTTAACTGTTGCTATACTATCAGTCCATTTACAGTTTCTGTCAGGAAGTAGCTCAGGAAACAAAGCTCTAAATGTTTCATGTACTTCAAACAAACCTCTTATGTCTGCAACCTTTCTTCCTGCATTAGGTTGTGTAGCAGAAGTTAGAAGACTCCTAAGATTAGGGTCATTTATAGTGAGCCAAGCTGGTAGATACTTAGTAACTATTGTACTCTTTAAACTACCACGAGGCATTACTATATTAAGTTTACAGTCTGTTCCTTTTGTCCAAGCTTCCTCTATGTGATACTGTATCCAGTTACAGAGCTGTTCATGTATAGGGTCAAACCATCCATCATCCTGCATAGTCTCACAGAATGTAGCATAACTCTCTTTACATGCTTGTTTAAGTTGTTCTGGTTTCATAACTGCTCTGAACTCCAAACATATCCTCAGCGAGTCTGAGCGAGTACAGCCCAAAGCAAGTCCAACCCACCTACACACACTCGCTTCGCTCGCTCTGCTGGTCGAGCTTCGCTCTCCCTATATCACAGTGTATCTATCTCTCTCTATCTCTATCTCTTTCCTAAGTAGAGGGAGAGGGAGAATGTGGCTCCCTGCTCCCCCTTGGTTGTAGGAGTGTGACTAGAAGAAATCACTTTAAATCTGTTGGTTTAAATGTTCCTCTGTAAACTCTGCCTCAAATTCTCTGTTCCCTTCTACTTTCCTCTTCTGTATGTTGGCGAGTTTCTCAGGAGACAAGTTAATAACAACTGTCTGTCCTCCAGAGTCTTCCTTGTTAGTATATCCATTTATGTCTAAGAGAGCCTGTGCTGCTTTTATTCTACTACTGGCAGAACCTCCAGTCTCACTATCATAGTTGTCCAGCTCTTCTCCCAGCTTCTTTGCTGCAGCGAGCGAGTGTGACTTTAACTCTGCCACTGTAGGATCAGTCACATGCTGATCTATTATCTGCTCTTCTATCTCTGACTCTATCCTTCTTACTTCCTGCTGGAAGAGAGGAGCAGTTGTAATGTTTCTCCAAGACTTAAAGTTAAGTGCTCTATGTTCACATATCTTAGCGAGGGGTATTCCTAGTGCTAGTTCTCTTGCTACTACTCTATGTACGTTGTTTAGTTTCTGTAGATGCCTAGCCATAGTGATTCTCATATCCAATAATTCATCGAGTGAAATATAGGCTGTGTTTCTAGTCCTTCCTTTAGTATGCCTAGAGCTTACCAGAGAGAAAGGGATGTGTCAAGCGAGTAAAGGAGAGTTTCTACTATTTCATTTCCACTTTGGGTTTCGGGCGGTCGCCTATGGGATTCTGTGGCTTCCTGTAAGTCTATGTGGTAGTTTTCCTTTCCTTATATATAAGGGGAGTGTGTCTGTTTGTAATCAGAAAAATTTTGGCGTAAATTTTTTGACTGTCACTGTTAATGTTCTTTTAGACCCCGTGGGGGGTTGGGACTCCTAACACTTTGCATTACAAAGTACTTTCTTGTTTCATCTACTTTGTAGTCCAGAGTGCTTCCTCTTCCAGACTACTTCACCCTAGAGAGTAGAAAGCTATTCCCTACAGAGTTAATCTATATAAATTTATATGGTTATAGCTCTATAAACTTCTGGCGGGTCTGGATACATAAGGGTTGCTTTGCAATGCAAAGTACTCTTTAATAAAGTGTACTTTCTTTTAAATAATTATCCGAATAAGCTTGCAATGCTCCGTCATTCTGATATGATCTTTCTTGAGGTCAGGGAAGGGTTCTGACCGATTGATCTTTGAAATCTTAATAAGTTGATCTTGCATAGATTATCTACTATACACTTTTTAACAACTGGGAGTCATACAGTTTGACTCTCGAAACAAGAAGGGGGCATCATGCCTACAGTAGTAAAAGAAGCAAAAGTAAAACTGATGGAGTCAACAGGTGATCTCAAATATGTAGCTGAAAAGCTGGGTATCTCTGAGAGTGAAGCTGATGTGCTTAGGACATACGAGCAGTATGTATTTGGTGAGGACTCACCAGTGATTAAAGCACTTGCTGAAGGAGTTGCAAAGGCTTCTAAGCTGATCTCTAAGTCTGGTCTTAATGATGAGGCAAAGGCTTATGTCGGACACGCTGTTGAGACTCTAACAGCTTCTAAGCTGGCATCACTTCTGGTAAGTGGTCAGAATGAAGGTGTTAAAATGGTTAGGAATATTCCTACTAAGGAAGCAGTCCAGACCGCAGTTAAGAAAGATACTGTAACAGTATCAGACATCTAGGCTTATAGCTTAAGGTTAGGGAATAGAGCAATCTGTTCCCTTTCCTTAACTTATAAGAAAGGTAAACTATGCAATTAGAGATGTTCAAGCAGATAGACTCCAGAAGAGAGTATTATCTATTATCCAAGTATAAGAAAGCTGTTCCTGTCGGAGAACATAGTCTCTCTACCATAGACTTGTTCCTCTGTGAGAAAGGCGATTTCACCTCATCTATCCACTCTATCAGAAGGGTGTTAGATACTAGAGAGAACCTTCTCTCTAGGGGTTTCAGCTTCTTATCTCTACTCGATAAACCTACTAGCTATTATTCAGACTGGAAAGCTAGACAAGAAGAGGAGGAGTTACCAAAAGAGACTAGGTTTAAATCTAGGCTCTCATGGGTAGCACCTCCTAAGAAAGAGCCTAGATTTGTGTATGATATTTAAGTTCCTTGGGAAGGTTCCAGCCTTCCCTTTCTTTTGTTAGTTGTATTCTAATAGATATAGTTACGCGGAACGGATGGCGCCATAATCGCATAGGGGTTGTATTTAAATACTTGTGGTGAAGTGGTGAAATTTAGTTTTTTTAGTTAGTTATTTGGGTCACTAAAAGGGAATCCGGTGAGAAGTACGAGAAACTAAATAAAAAAAC